CCTATAAATTCACAACCAAATTCTTGTTGGAATTTTACTTTACCTAAATTACCCCTTTGTTCTTTGGCCCATTCCTCATCTCTCCCTGGGACGGCACGATAATCAAATCTGAGATGTTTAAATGAATTTTTACCTTCTTCGGCCTTAGAGTATATTTCGTGAAACTTATTATACAATCCATTTGGAGTAGAAATTATAATAATTTTTGATTCCTTGGATGCAGAAATAGTTGGATAGTTTGATGCCCAAAATTCATCAGCTTTCCAAGAAGGTTCGACGAAGGCAAACTCATCACATATCAACATACCCATTGGCTCACCTCGGAACGAATCCTTTGATGTGGCAGCAATATATATTTTTGTATGGTTATCAAACTCAATGGTTGTCTGTGCCCACCCCGGCACACCCGGCTTCAACCAAACTGGCAACAACTCATACATATATTTCAATCTCGATAAGAAGTTTTTAGCTGCATCGGCTTTATTGGAAACAATACCTATATTTTTGTGACTATGAAAACAGGCATACCATAAAGCATAAGCCGCAACTATAGTTGATTTACCAGACTGTCTCGACAATAGACATACGGAAAATCTATTCTCTGTGAAACTTTTAACCAATTCAACTTGATACTCATATGGTTGAAATGTTATAACCCCTCGATCTTGACTAACTATCTTTATATATTTTGATATGAAATACAGTACATCTTTACTACATTTGTCAAGTTCCCTAATCTGTTTTGGTGTATATTCCCATTCCAGATTAGGGGCTTTGACATAATCATCATACCTTACATTACCACCCACTAGTTTCTACCCCCACAAATTATAATCCACTCTCTCTAACCAAATCAGCTATAGGTCCACGAGATTTATTTCCTGCCAGTACAATATGTCCATAGTTATTTTGACCCTTAAACAACCGTACCATCCAGTTTAATCCATTATTTTCTTGATTGAGATGGATGTTATCAATCTGTCTAACATCACCCGTACAGATGACTTTTACATTCTCACCCATCCTTGAAAGAACTGTCCTCAATTCATCTCTTGATAAATTTTGTACCTCATCAATCAACACAATAGCGTTCTCAACATTCATACCTCTCAGGAAGTTTATCGGTAACATCTCAATCACCTTCGTATTCAATTCAAGATGATTATCAGTTGAATCCTCCCATATTCTATTGACTGTTCTTAATTCATGCAATTTTTCCATTAAGTCCTGTATTGGCCTGAAATATGGGTACATTTTATCCTTTACATCACCCGGCAAAAATCCCAACTCATTACCAATCTCAATGTTGGCCTTAAATATGAATATCTTTCTATATTTTTTCTTCTCAAATACCTGTTGAAACATAGAAGCCAATGCAATAAATGTTTTTCCAAATCCTGCCTCTGATTGTATTGTCACCAAATCAATGTTATCATCAAGTATCAATTCCATTGCGGCTCGTTGATATGCAGTTCTTGGTGAGACCTTCCATATTTCCTCTTCTTGTACATTCCTCTCTTCACCATAACAATTATTAAAATAGAGTTTACCTTCTCTCCAATAAAAACAATTTTTCTCCAATATCTCACCTTCATCAATATTAACAAACCCTGTATATATTTGAGATTCTGATTGGAATGGATTACTAAATTTGAATGGCTCTGATTCAATTCCCAATTTATTAGATTTGAACTGTAACAATTTATCGTTGGTAACAAATATTGGCTCATTTATCTCATTTTCGTTGGCCTGTATTTCCCTTATTATATTATTATCTGGTGATTCGTGTTTAACTCCATTGTATATGATTTCAATTTTATCTTCGTATTCCTTTAATATTTCAATCGTCCTCATAACTTGATGACGTTTTCTCTTATCTCGTTTTAATTTATCCAACTCCTCAATAACAGTAGCCGGAATATATATATCGTTTTCCTCTCCGTTTCTTAATATTTCAATACAATTTTCATTTTCAAGTAATACATTAGTATCCAAGACATAATTTTTTTTCATTCAATACTCCTAAAAATTATTAAGTTATTTATTTTGTTCTTCTACGGATGGAACCTCTACCTCCTTATTTTCTGATTCAATCATATTCAACAACTCCTCACGACTCATCACAACAACTTTCCCATCTGACAATCCAGCACCACCTGTTGGGGATTTATTAGATGCGATTGCCGCCTTAACAGCAACCTCTCTCTCTTTGATGTCTGCCATCTTCATATTATATTCGTGTTTCATTATTCCAAACCCACTATTCTGAACCGATGTAGCAGCAGCAGTTACGGCATTAACCAATTGAGCCGCCACCTCAAATAATCTGGGGGAAGAATCATCATCATTAACAATATTTTTATATACAACATCCAAAAGGTCATTGGCTCTTTGAATATTCACATATAAAATATCATCTGGGTCTGGCTGATTAGATCCAACAGATTCCAATAATTCATTTCTCATTGTTTTTATTTGTTCAATTGTATATTTTTTTTCATCAGATAGTTCGGTCAAATTAAATTCATCCTCTAAAATTGAACCTGTATTATTATGGGTTTGTGTGAGTTCATCATCAAATCTTGACATTTTTATTTTTACTCCATTGACATATTTTAAATTCTATGTTAAACTATCGCCTATTAGAGAGCGGGGGAAATATACTATTATAATAACAATAAGTATACCAAGTTTAAAATAGATTAAACAATTTATTTTACAGTAGTATTTATGAAAATGATTGAGAAATAAATTATGAGTTTACGAATAATTTATTGAACATCCGAAGGATAAAATAAATATTGACTTTATATCAAATAAAAGTTATAATGTATTTGTGAGTTGATGATAACCCTTTCAGTAGGAGATTAATATGAAAGTTGTCAAGAAAACCTTTCTTCATGATCGTGAACACGGGTGGTTATCCGTTAAACGAAAAGAAATCAAAGACCTTGGAATTGGTCACAAAATATCATCCTATTCCTATATGAAGGGAATGTCTGTATACCTTGAGGAAGATTGTGATGCCGAAGTATACATCAATGCACAAAAAAGTCGGGGAGTGAAGGTAGAGATTAAACACGGAAAACATACAAACCGATCACATGTACGAAGTTATCCACGATACAATCACACCCTCTTATAAAAATTAAAAACAAAAAAGGGTATCACCAATAAAAGTGATACCCTTTTTCTATACTACGAGAATTAACCGTTATGGTAAATTCTGTGCTGCCACTTGGATGTAGTAGTTTTCAGCACCAAAGATGTGTTGATGAATTGCATAACGACTCATCAAACCAACTGTTGGGTTGAAACTATCTTCAAATACAGCCTTAGATACTAACAACTGAATATATGGAAGATAGATGATACCAGTATCATACTCACTTGGTCCTTTGTAACCAATGATAACATCATCAAGAGTTGCGAAGGTATCACGATAAACAGTCATACGACCGTCAAGTGAACCAATTTTTGCAACACCAGTAACGGCGGTATTAACATCACCATTAACAGGAGCGATGGTGAAAGAAGAGGTTGTTTCGAGTGCTGCACAAATCGAAGGTGCGGCGATAACAAAGTTACCTGCTCCACGACGAGTGTCAACTGCAATACGATTGGCCTTACGAACCAAAAGATTGTAGAAGTTACGATATTTCTCAGCTTCCCAACGACCATCTGCTGCCGCATAATCCCAAGTTGTTGAAGATGCATTGTTTGATGCAACGCTTCTCATAGTGTTAATCAATTCACGGTCAATTTCTGCCGTAATTTCATAAGCGAGAACATCCATCATTTCTTCTTCAAGATCAAGTCCGTGCATCGCTTTCAAATCTTGAGCGACTTCCAAACTCCAACGAGAACGCAACTTACGAGTACCAGCCTCGACTTGTGCTTTCTCAACGGTCATACTTAATTCACGGATTTGTTTACCAGAACCAATACCAAGACCTCTATCACCAACACCCTCACCAGCTTGACCTTGGTTTAAGTAGTTGTCAGTTTCGGAAGCAGCTGTATTAGAACCAAGTGCCTCACCATCAAGAGTAGTATTAGCACGACTTGTTTGTTGATCCCCACTGTAATATGGGTCAATTGTGTTGTAACCAAGTTCAGTGTTTTTAGCACCAGCATATTCTTGGTCAGCACGGAAACGAAGTGCAAAAGCCAAACCAACAGGTCCGGTCATAGGTTGAACACCAACGATATCGTGTGCAATCAACTCAGGGAAAGTACGACGAACCATTGGAATTGCAATTTTGTGAAATTCTGCATTACTGTGATAGTTACCACTTCCTGCATACATATCATTACCAGCATCAGGGTTAATGGCACCAGCAACCGTACCAGC